TGCACAGCGTCTTTGATCAGTTTCTCCACAGGCTCAAAGTCACCCTTTTCCAGCATGTCTGCTGCCTTAAGAATCGCACGTTCCAGTTCTTGGCGTTTGGTAAACTGTTCAAACTCGCCCATGAACCAATCAAAATGACCTTCGTTCAAGTCAGGCACTGCTTGTAGTCGGATACCTGTGGTGGCTGAAATCTGTGTACGGTCTGGCAGTGTTTTGTGCTTGTCTGAATGTTCTTTGATGAACTCAGCCGCAGCTCGCAAACTTTTGTCAAAGTTTTGCGGGTTGTAGATATTCTGCACACGCACATAACTTTGTGCGTCCTCCAACATCATTTCTAAAAATAATCGTTGGACGTCAAGTCCGTATTCTTTTAACAAAGTTTACCCTTTACACTGATCTCAAAAAATTGTGCGTTACCTGCTAGTCCATGATGTCCACGCCATCCGTATTGTTTAAAATCTGCTGGCTTGTTGAGGTTTACATTCACAGAGTAATAGGTATCTTTGAACAGTATGCATCTACTGTGATTTTGACAAAATGGCAATACAAATTCACTTGGCCCCCACAAGTTGTCTTTGTTCATTGGTGTTGATAAATTTACTATAAGATAATTGGCATTTTTTGAATCCAACCAGGTTGTCAATAAAAATATAGTTCGCAATACTTGCGTTTCCAACCAAGACCTATTGCTGTGGATAATGAATTCTTTATCGCTGCCATAATTCTGCATTGCAATCAATCCGTGATGGTATGGGATTTTGAAACGATTACTTGTCCAGGTATTAGTATCAATTTCGTGCCCAAAATATGCAGTATCTTTAAAATTATCAAATATTGTGATTCTTTCTAATGGCGGAATTCCAATTAAAAATAAATCATAATCCCAGTTATATTGATCTTGCATACTGATTAATAAGTGACACACGCTGTCAAAACTGTTGACTGGTTTTGAGCAATTTTTAATAGTGCCTATTTTAAAGTGTTGTGCAGTTAACCCCCAGAAACTATCTTGTGGGTTTACACATACTCCTGGAGTAGTGTAACTGTCGCCAAACACCCAAAGTTTATTGTATTCTTTTAACAAGTTGCTTCTTCCTTAACTCAATTTTGATTCTACTGGTCTCTCTTGATTGCATTATAGTTAGCAAGGCCCCTAATCGGCCCAACTTTATCACTGCATCGTTGACATCCTTGCACCCCTCAGGCCAGTCAGGTATGCTTATTGCCCAGCCCAGTTCTAGCGCACGATCAATCAATTCAATACCTGCCTTGTCTTGATCTGGTACCACTGTTATCTGTTTGTCTAGGCTGCGTATCAGTCTAACTTGTGCATCACTCACAGTGTTGTGCATCACTGCCACACCACCTATACTGAGTGCATCAAATATGCCTTCAGTCACAATCACATGTTGCCAATCTGTGGGTTGCAAGTCTGTGCCAAACACATATCCTGGTTGGCTGTCGCTGATGAACTTAGGCTGTTTGTCATCTAAAAATCTACAGGTGTATCCCACAATCTTATTGTCATGGGTAAAGGGTATGACCACATGCAATCTTGTCCAATGGATGCCATCATTTTGTATCTGCACCATGACCGGAAAGTCTTCTGGTACATGTCTACCACGCACATAATCCCAATAAAATTTGTGTTCAGATGTCAGCAGTTCGGCAAATGGTGGCAAGTCTCGTTCTTCAAATGACACACCACTTAGTGTGTTCCACATTTGTTGTCGATCTTCTAGTATTCCATTGATGCTTCGATGCCGCAAACTTTCCAGATTCAGCATCTCTATTTCCATCTCCGGAACGTTCATCCAGCCCAGGAGTTTTCTGGCTTTATAACTTAATGTACGGCCCAAGATAAAACTGGCAGTGTATGAGCAATTGAAGCAGTGATAACTCCAACCAGCCTCAGTGGCTTTGAGTCCACCACGTCCTCTTCGATCCTGTGTTGATCCGTTGTGCTGACAGCACACTGCATTGAAACTCAACCAACCACTAGGTGTCTGTTTCTTTTTTGCAGGTAGATAAGCAAGGATGTCAAGCATCTGTACAGTATAGCAGGATTTGTGCGGCAGAGCAACAGTTAACGATAAAGAATATTGGTAACGTAGCCAGTTGTGATCAGCACAGTCACAGCCTGCGCTTCGGTGCCACCAAAGTTCAGTGGCAAGTAACCCGAACCGCCGTTGGTGACAGTGATTGCACCAATGCCGCTGGGACCTGTGAATGGTGCAGCAATTGCTGTTGCTCCAGCACCGTTGCCCAGGATTTGAACATATGGTGCAGCCATATAACCTGTGCCTGCATTGTTTACTGCAATACCGGTCACAACACCATCTACCACAGTGGCAGTTGCACTGGCACCATAGCCTTGGCTGTTGTTGATGGCCAGACGCAACAGTGGATGGAACCCCACAACATTGATGTAAAAGGTTCCAGACTCGTCAAAATATTCACGGCTTTCTGTGACATCTACCCACACAGCTTCGTAATCCTGTGCTGCTTGTACTTTGAGGGTGCCAGTGTAATGATCCAGATCATATTTGACGGTGATCAAACTGGCCCCAGTTGTGTTGATATAACTTGAGTAGTATTCTGTCAAATAGTTACGTGATATTGGTTGCGGGTTCAATGCCCAATCAGGCCATGATTGCGGGCCAGGTTGTGGCCAAGAGTTTTTACCATTTATAGTGGGAATTGTCACCGGTTGACTGGCTATGAACTGTGGCAAAACACTGTCTACAATATCGCAGTCGGCTCGTGCGCCGGCGTTGGCGTCTGTAAATGCTGCTTGTACATAATTGCCTTGTGTGCGCTCAATGCTGTAGCTGCCTGGCTGTGCCAGGATGTTAATAGTGTCTGCTGTATCCAACACAACTTTGACTCGGCCAGTGCTGGCACTGAGTACAGTCATGTCTTTTTCAAGTAATAATTCGTCACCAGTTTGGTTCAGCAATCTAAAGCGAAATGTGCTGCCTGTGATGTTTACAGGTTTTTGGTCCTGGTTGATGAATTCAAACAACAGCACGTTGTCTACACCTTTGTTGACAGTTAAAGTTTTTGCGTACACTGGGTCGTACCTCGCAGTAAAGTATCCACCACTGGTGTCAATCAAAAGTACCCGAATGATTTGTTGATATAAGTAAGCAGTGGTTGAATACATAGGATCCTCAATACGTATTTATGGGCAATAACATCTTTGAAAAACTGGCGGAAAAATATCCCTTTATAACTCTTTGCGTTTACGCCAGCAACGAGTATATCGGCATAGTTCAGAACCGGGACGATGCTGTCACAACCATCTACGACTTTGGCGCTGTGCTCACACAACAAGACAAGTTGGAATTCTTGGAACTGGCCAACACTTGGTGGTGGGAAAGCAATAGAAGCATACCCATCAATATATTCCTGCGTGGAGACTGGGATCGATTCCGCTTTACTCTGCGCACATTCAGCAACAAAGACCTTGAGATCTTGCATGGTCCTGTGTGCAGCCTAATAGACATTGCTCGCAAAAAAAGCAAACGCAAATCAATTACCCTGGTTCGTCGTATTGATTAAATTCATGTGCAAGGCCACCAAGGCTGCATAGCTCACAGCGTGTGACTTTTTAAACGTATACCCACGCGATTCATCCCCGTCCCATACTGACGCAAACACTTCATCCCAAGACTTTCGTTGTAGGTGTGCTTTGCCCGGTCTAATAATACTAATAAAAGCAGCCATCCTGGGTATGGAGTCAGGTTGCATTGCTGCCAACAAATCCACGTAGTTGCCTACGTGTACCAACTGACTGGCCCAGGGTCGGTCTGTCCACAGTCGTGACCATGGAGGTGCGGCTGACAACATGGTTTCGTAGTGTGCAGGGTCCTGGATCAACTGATACACACTCATGTTCAACAGGTCAATTTTGAAATAACCACGCTGTTCTGCTGACTCATAATCTATGGCAGCACAGCCGTGCTCGGGATCTTGCGGAATGTCTGTGATGTAGATGCCAGAGTTGTGACGGCGTGGCTTTCCGTCTACTACCTGCCTAGCAGGTGTGTGACGGATCAGTTCTAATATCTTACTTCGATCTGGGACGTCAATGTCAATGTCTGCACTCATACTCTACACAATGCCACAATGGTTTTTAATTGTTCTTCAGCCTCACGAACAGCACCCATGGCATCTGCCACAGCAGGATACTGTTCAGCCATGGCTCGTGCTTCTCGTTCTTCTTCCATCTTTTTATGTGCCCAGTCTAGTATTGCTTCAGCGTGTGGATTCAGCCCCACATAATACTGACCCAGATTAAGTGGTTGCCAACTGATGCCATTGTATACTTCTAAACGTTGAGTGGCAGTGTTGTATTGTAACTGCCCTACACCCATGTAACCAGCGTTGTTGACATAGTTACTGCCTGGACCACCTGTGACTGAAATATATTTTCCAGTTTGACCAATGTTTCCTATCATGTTACCATCCTGCTTGTTTCAATATTAGTTTTGCGTATTCAGCGTCTGCGGCATAGTCTGAGAACTTCTTTTGCCATATGTCTGAATCTATGTAAGGCCATATCATTGAGACTTGGTCTGCTGTGAGTTCACCTAGGAATTTTTGTCCTGACTCACAGTTGTATATCACCCAAGGACTGATGCGCCCTGTTGTCACAGCATAGCACATGGCATGAGTGCTGCCATAACGCAAACAATCATTGGGCGGTGCCGAGTGAGTCTCACTCCAGTCTATACCAAACTCCACTGCTCGTGCCAAGGCATCTGCCACTGCTTCTACTTTTAGATAGTCTAGTAGATATTCAGTGTAGATTTTGTCCGAACCCCAGTTGTCAATTTTTTTGTTGTGCTTCAGCAACCACTCTGTGAACTGCCTGGGATTGATTGCTTTTGTGGCCACACAGTATCTGCCAAATTTTACAAAGGCCCGGTAATAAGGGCTGTCTGCAAAGTCATCAAATGTTTTTAGTTTTGCCGAACCTTGTGCAATTTCATAGAACCGCAAATAGGATTGAAAGCCCAGTTCAACACCACGTTCTGATCGTTCTTGTCTGCGGCGTTTGGGCTCGCACAAATGCACCACAAGACTTTCTGCACGACGAAATGTTTTCTTGCAGTAGCCGCAAGTGAGTTCACTTAGTGTCTCGTCCATGGTCTCGGATGTATTGATCAAGTTCTTTCTTTGTGGTCATTGAGGCTAGCATGGCTATTTCATCTTCTTTGTATGTGGGAAACAACTCTGCCAACTGCTTTCTAATACTGCTTGCCCCTGCACCTGTTTCTTTCTTCTTGGGCGAAATCCAATTGTGCCTAGGTGTGCCCATGTCTGGACTCACTGTTGTGGCACACAGCCATTGCAGTTCAGGATGCTTGTTAATATTGAAGAAGTGTTTGTTCAGTCGCTCGTTGGTGGAGATCAAATAAAACTCTTGCAAGTCCTGGCTGCCTTCTACACAGCTGGCCCAACGAATCATGAGATAGTTGGAGAACTTTTTGCGTTCCTCATCTGTAAGTTCGCGATAGAAGTTTCTGTTTTTGCGATCCAATTGTCGCATCTCATTGGCAATGTTTAGTTTATCGCTCATCTACTTTGATTAGTTTGTATATCATTATAACACGTTCCAAGGCATCTTGTAAAGCAGGCGTGGTCTTGGCCAGTCGCCGAATGTCGCCCCACATTTTACTTTCCTGGAGGTGATCAAACAAGGGCCTGCCATCTGATGTTCTGCTATCGTGATCGATATGATGTCCGTTTACTGGATCATATGAATGGCCTATTAACCGTCGGGTGCTGGGCTCGGCA